ACGCCCTTGGCAGTTCAAACAAGGCGGGACGGAGGGACAGACCGGGTTGGAGTTGCACGACATTACCGGCGGTAAGGAATTCCGCCTGACGAACGTCGCCAATCCCAACAAGATTGTGTTGAACCCGACCGGAAGCTGGGTATACGCGGCCGAGTTCCGAGGCAAGCTGACCGGCAACGCCGACACAGCCGGCAGGCTCGCTACGCCGCGCACGATCAATGGCACCGCGTTCGATGGCTCTGCCAACATCGTGAGCACGGCATGGGGCGCCTCCCGCAAGGTGACCATCGGGAACACCACCAAGGATGTAAATGGTGGCGTGAACTTCGGGTGGACGCTGGCCGAGATTGGCGCCGGTTCGGCCACCGACGTTGCCGCTCGGGTGGCATTCGCGCCCCGCACCCAGGACGGAAGTGCTTGGCTGTCCGCATACGACACCTACCGTTCGCACCTTCGCAGCGCGGCGGCGGATGACTCGATGCCCAGCGCATTCACAAACGCTATTTCGCTGCCGACCTACGACAATGCGCGCGGTCTGGCCATCGCGAGTGATTTCAGCAGCGCCAATCGCTTCTGGATGCGGTCCCGCCACGACTCGGCCGGCACCACCGCTGAGACTCGCTGGAAGCCATGGGCCGAGCTATGGACGAACGTCAACTTCAACCCAGCCACCAAGGCCAACCGCATCCCCGGCCAGGTCATCATGTTCGCCGGCAGGACCGCCCCCAGCGGCACCCTGCTGTGCGACGGCGCGGCCGTTTCCCGCACCACCTATTCCGAGCTGTTCGCCGCCATCGGCACGCTGTACGGCGCAGGCGATGGCAAGACCACCTTCAACCTGCCGGCCATGCTGGAAGGCACCGTGGTCACCCACACGCAGAAGCCGGAGACTGTCGGTACCGCCACCAACGGTGAAGTGATTCGACACGCGCATGGTGCGTCGTCGGCCAGTGCAGGCACGCACAGCCACACCATCACGGTAGCGGGCGGCGGTGCGCACTCGCACGGCGCCAGCGCTGCAGCCGCCGGCGATCATGCCCACAACACGTGGACCGATTCGCAGGGCCACCACGCGCACAACGGCGGCACCTCGGCGTCTGGTGATCACCAGCACATCAGTCCCTTCGGCGACCAGATGCCCTATCCCTGGGGGCAGTATGGCAACCGGGATCAGGTGGGCACCCGTGCCAGCGGCGTCGATCAGGACAACAGCTGGCCCCTCACGAACCCGGCGGGCAATCACGCCCACACATTCACCACCGACGGCGCCGGCGCCCATGCCCACAACATCGGCATGAACAACGCCGGCAACCACACCCACACCATTTCCGTCGCGCAGGTGGGCGATCACGGCCACAGCGCTTCGGCTGCAGATGCGGGCGCACACACCCATGCGGTGACAGTGAACAACACCGGCGGCGACCGCAACCTGCCGGCCGGTCTGCGAATGATCTACTGCATCACCTACTGAGGAACGAAGCATGTCCACCGAAACCCGCTTTGCCCACGCCTTCGATCCCGCCAATCGCGCCTACATGGGCCCGGTGCGCCTGCAGCCGTCGCCCGACGGTGTTTGGCACTTGCCCGATGGCACGGTGGACGTGGCGCCCGCACAGACCGTCGGCCAGTGCCAGGCGCTGCGCCTGGCTGATGACGGGAGCCGCTGGGAGCTGGTGGCCGACTTCCGCAACCGCATGCTGTGGGACACGGCCACCGCCATGCCGGTCCCCAATCGGCTCGCGCTCGGCGAGCCCTTGCCGAGCGGCGTCACGCTGGCCGAGCCATTCCGTCTGGATGGCACCACGCCGCAGTGCAACGCTTGGGACGCCGTTCGAGGCGAGTGGACGCTGCAGCCCGATTACAGCGGCCGGCCGATCTGGAACAAGGGCGATGGCAGCTTCGCCGCGCCGCTGCTGCGTGGCCAGCCGCTGCCCGCCACCGTGACCGATCACGCCCCGCCCACTGACCGATCCGCACCGATCGGCTATGACGATGCCACCGGTGCCTGGGTGGAAATCGCGGTCAGCGACACGACGGCATCGCATCCCAAGTGATGCGGAACCACTGCGCGGCTGTGCGATCCGCCCGCCCGCCGTTGTAACGGTCCCATCTACCGCCCGCGTTCCGTGCGCGCGCGAGGAACCACCGGGAACATGGGCGCATGGATAGCGCCCTGCCCCAACAGATCAACAACCTGCTGCGCGACGGCGTGGTGACCGAGGTCGATCACGCCCGGCACCTGTGCCGTGTGCAGACGGGCGAAGCGCATACCGACTTCCTGCCTTGGTTCAGTGCCGCCGCCGGTGAGCTGCGCACCTGGGCACCGCCGAGCAGCGGCGAGCAGGTGGCACTGCTGTGCTGCGACGGTGACCTGGCCAACGCCATCGTGCTGCGCGGCCTGTATTGCGAACAGTACCCGGCGCCATCGACCAGCCCCAGCCTGACCCTGATCCAGTTCAAGGATGGCGCGGTGGTCAGCTACGACCACGACGCGCACGCCCTATCGGCCGTTCTGCCCGCCGGCGGAACTATGGCCATCACCGCCGACGGCGGAACCACGATCACCGGCCCTGTGACGATCAAGGGCGCAACCAGCATCGAAGGCAAGGTGACGATCACCGGCAAGGCGGAGGTGTCCGACGACGTGGTCGCCGCCGGCATCAGCCTGACCAAGCACAAGCACCCCGGCGTGCAGCCGGGCGGTGGCACCACCGGGGCGCCGGCATGATCGGCATGGACGCCCGCAGCGGCGCTTTCAGCGATGACCTGGCACACCTGCGCCAGTCCATCGCCGACATTCTGACCACCCCAGTTGGCTCGCGCGTGCAGCGCCGTGAGTACGGCTCGCTTCTGCCGGAGCTGATCGACCAACCTTTCAACGACGAAACCCGCCTGCGGCTGTTCGGCGCCACCGCCACCGCGCTGATGCGTTGGGAGCCGCGCATCAGCCTGACCCGTATCGACCTGGCTCACGGCGACGTGGCCGGGTCGTTCGTCCTCGACCTGCAGGGCCAGCTGGCCACGCCGAGCGGCGCATCGCGCAACACCCGCCTTTCCGTACCACTCCGCTTCCACACCCCCTAACCGAAGGAGAAGCCCATGGCCGCCAACGGCTACCATCACGGCGTACGCGTCATTGAAATCAACGGCGGCACGCGCCCGATCCGCACCGTCTCCACCGCCGTGATTGGCGTCATCGGCACAGCCGAGGATGCAGACAAAGACGCTTTCCCGCTGGACCGTCCAGTCCTGATTACCGACGTGCTGAGCGCCGTCGGCAAGGCCGGCAAGACTGGCACCCTGCGCGCCGCACTGCAGGGCATCGCTGACCAGGGCAACCCGATTGTGGTTGTGGTGCGTGTTGCCAACGCCGGCAATGACACCGACACCACCGCCAAGGTCATCGGTGCCGCAGAGGGGGGCCGCTACACCGGCCTGCATGCGCTGCTGGTGGCACAGGCCCAGCTGGGCGTGCGTCCGCGCATCCTCGGCGCGCCAGGGCTGGACACCCAGCCGGTTACCGCAGCGCTGGCCATCGTCGCCAAGAAGCTGCGCGGCATGGTCTACGCCAGCTGTGCAGCCAGCGCCACCGTGTCGGAAGCCATCGCCTACCGCGAGCAGTTCGCCGACCGCGAGGTGATGCTGATCTATCCCGACTTCATGGCCTTCAACACCGCCACCGCATCCACCGGCATGGCCTACGCCGTCGCCCGTGCGCTGGGCGTGCGCGCGATGACCGACCAGCAGCAGGGCTGGCACAAGTCCATTTCCAATGTGCCGGTGGCAGGTGTGACCGGCATCAGCCGCGACGTGCATTGGGATCTGCAGGACCCCAACACCGATGCCGGCCTGCTCAACGCGGGCGATGTAACCACCCTCATCAACTCCAACGGCTACAAGTTCTGGGGCTCGCGCACCTGCAGCGATGACCCGTTGTTCCAGTTCGAGACGGCCACCCGCACCGCACAGATCCTGGCCGACACCATCGCCGAGGCCATGCAGGTCTACATCGACAAGCCGCTGCACCCGTCGCTGATCCGCGATCTGCTGGAGAGCATCAACGCCAAGTTCCGCG